ATTTTTCATTCCATTAACTTAGATCCGCTTAAGATGATAGGCATTGCCTCTCATAGAGTAGCAAAAACCCGCAGTAAATGGAGCATATAATCAGAAGTTACGTCGTGGTTATATTCTCATAGGCTTTCTCCGATTTTGTATGCGGTAATACTCTCTCATCACAATTATTGAATGTCCCATGGCTAAGGCTCCTGTAATGGTTTAAATCAGCTTAGATACAGGAAATTTTTTATAAAGCGTGCACACCGCTACGTCGTAAATAATCGCCACCTGCTTTCTGTCCACGCCGTTTGAAATCAACCTGCCAGCCTGCGCCCATTGCTCCGGTGTTAGCTTTGGTCGTCTGCCGCCTATGCGCCCTTTCTCCCGGGCTGCCGCCAGTCCTGCCCGGGTGCGTTCCACGATTAACTCCCTCTCCATCTCGGCCAGGGCTGACATGATGTGGAATATGAAACGCCCCATTGGGCTGGAAGTGTCGATGCTGTCCGTAAGGCTTTTGAAGTGGATGCCGCGCTGCCGGAGTTCGTCGACCAGCAGTACCAGATTTCGCATGCTTCGCCCGAGGCGATCCAGCTTCCACACTACCAGCGTATCGCCCTCACTCAGCGTTCGAAGAAGCTTTTTAAGCGCTGGCCGGTTCGCTACCGTCCCGCTCATTTTTTCCTCAAAAACCTGTTCACATCCTGCGCGTTCGAGAGCTTGTCGCTGAAGATCTGTGTTTTGGTCATTTGTTGACACCCTTACGTAGCCAATTAGCATGTTTTTCACCCAATATTTTCTGCAAAAAATCAGGTGAAGTTATCGGCATGGATGCCGCAGGGCAATCTATAAAACGTCGGTTTGGTAGACAGCAATGGTGTCATCCCATTAGAACTGGGAGGAACAGGTGCAAAGACTGCCAGTTCTGCACTCTCAAACCTTGGCGCGCTGGGCTTGAGCGGAGGTACATTAACGAATGCTCTGAATATCGCAGGTATCGCTGGCAACCCTTACGCTTTTACCGTTGAAGGACTTTCAACGGTGGGTAGTGTATGGGCTCATACGGTGATGGTTAACGGTACTCCTCGCTTCAGGGCTGGTGTTGCAGGCATTGGTGGTGCCGTCTCTTACCAAATCGCAGGAAGAAATAATGGCACCGATGCATTCTCAACAATGCTGTCTGTGAAGCCAGGCTCAGTTGTTTACACTTCTGAAAATACCACGAAAGCCAGCGACGGAACGCTCAAGGCAGCATCCCCTGTAGCCCGTATAGTGAAAAGTCAGGAGGAATGTCAGCGGACTGATATCGATGAACCAGGCTTTTTCTGGAGCGGCTGTGGTACGGCGAACACCGAGGCTGAAGGAATCAAAATCTCCCGCCTGGATGTTGGTGTATATGCCCTGTTCGGTTCCGCAGGCTTGGCATCAGAAGGCTGGCAGTTACTGCCGCCAATGGACCCTGGCGGCATGGGAGAACTGGGTGTGGCTGAAGCTGAACAAACCGCTGACGGCGAGCTGACTATCCGCCTGTTTAAGCGAAAATACATGCTGAGCGATGAAGGGGAGATCGTCAAAACAAAAGGGGAACCGATGGACGTGCCGGTGAACAGCTGGATCGATGTTCGCCTGGATATGCCTGATGATTCTGTCTTTAATCAGCGGATGAGACAGGAACCACAGCTTGAGCCTCTTTCTCCAGCTCTCTGACACGGATTGTCAGGGCTTTGATGGCAGCAAGCGCATCGAGCACAAGAGGGTTGAGGTCAAGTGTCATTTTCCCCGATTCCTCAGCTGAATGAACATACTGGGGATCTATCTTTTCCAGTTCCTGAGCAATAACGCCGCGGCGAATGACTTTATCTTCATCAGCAAGGTAGTAGAAGGTCTTAAAATCCATTGCCGCGATGTTTGACAGCGATTCGTTTAGATCCAGATCCCCGGTCACTTTCTTAAAGTTAATGTCCGATGTTCCTGCTGACTGAAATACCGTCCACGGAGCATCTGTTTTTGCAGTTTGAGGATTCGTGTTTAACAGAAAACGGCAATAGCCAGCTCCGCCAGTGGTAACCCACATTTGCGCTATGCGCTGAGTGTTATAAGAGCTTTGGTAGCCACAGCCATTGGCAGGAGCCCAACTGGTGTTACCGTCAGCATCACTGATAAACGATGAGTTTGCATCATTTGGCCTTGGAGCCTGGTATGTACCAACCCCAAAAGCCCCCACTTGCATGACATTACCGGAGTCCGTTCCGACGTCCTTAGTCGCGCTACTTCCAAAACCGAGGTTTGCGCGAGCGTCAGCGGCATTCGTTGCCCCGGTCCCGCCGTCCGAAACTCTAACCGCCGCATTGCTCCCTTTCTGGACCAGTTTGCCGATCGCAGGAATGATCACGCGTACGCCGTTCATGGTGACGGTGATGTTCTGGTTTGCTGAGGTGGTGGCGAACGTCTCCCAGGCGCCGATGTTCTCGTCGTACTCGTTAATGAGCTGAGACATGCTCTGCGCCAGGCCGTCGACTGAGAGACTATCAGTAACAAGAATGCCGTACTTCTGGCCGCTCAGCGCCGGAGACGCGGCAGGCGTAACCGTCAGTGACGTCGCACTGTTGATGGCGGTGATCTGAAACATCTGTACCGGGTTAGAAAGAACAAACAACGTCTGGCCAACCCGAATCTGGCTGGCCGGTGCCGTCCAGTTCGTGCCGGTGCCGGTGGCTGTATTTCCGTTAATGGCGATGGTGCCAGTGTTATAAAGCATATTTTCTCCAGGCAATAAAAAACCCCGCCGGAGCGGGGTTTGTTCAAAACTGAATGGGTTAGTGGCAGGTGGTGCTGGTGAACGTGTTGGCGCTCACCCATGACCAGTTAAAGGGATAACCGGCGCGGTACTGCGTCTGATTATTTTGCTTGCGGACTCCGTAGATCTGGACGCTGCTTTCCTGTCCGCCAACCAGGGCTGTTCCGGTGCATACGGGTTGCTGCTTCTCAATAACGCCAGCGCAACCGGAGAGCAATACCGCTACCGCTAGGCAAAGAATCATATTTTTCATAGTTGTTATATCCCAGGGCATTCATGAAGCTACACAATAACAATATGAATCAACGGGATATAATTGATTTGGTAGATCAATTATTCGAAATTGATCGTTCAAAACGATCAATCATAGTTGGCGCAGTTAATGGCCATAATCACGTTCCTCAGATTCGAATACGCGACGTTTTGAAGGTTGCCGCCGGGGGTTGTCTGCGGTCTGGCGAATATCCGCGTATTGCTTCCCTCAAGTTTTGCCATGCTCTTGTATATGGCCATGTATGGCTGCGGCTGACCGCCAGCCGATATAACCCCGGTAATTAGCCCCAGCATGGCAGGCATACAGGCCCACTTCCCCGCCAGAGTTGTATTGATGTTGTATCCTGAGCTGGCATCCACCCCGGCGGTACCGAGGGTGACAACATCGCTCAGCGTGCGCGTTTCGTTTGTTAAAATCAGCGTCCCTGATGCATCCCACACAGCCAGCCCGTAGTCTGGCTTTGTCTGCGGGAAAATAGAGAAAAAATAAACGTACGCTGTGCCGGTTGCATTCGGTCTGAGAAAATCAATCGTGATGGTGTTCCCGCTTATCGTCTGGGTGATTTCGACCTCAACCGTGCAATGAACGAAGGCGACAACAGGCTGACCTGCGGGGAATGTGTGCGTCACTTTGGTATTGAACCCCGATGTTCCCTGAAGTGCCGCTGTCTTTCGCGCCTGAAGAGCGATTGGCGAGCTGTTCGCGGTCACCCATACTTCCCCGCTCGTGGTCGTCAGTAAAACGCCATACTCCGCCATTTATGCCCTCTCGATCTGGAAAATGAGATAAGCCGCTGCCGCAGGCTCAGTCCCTGCTGAGTAGTCGGTATCGCCTACTGCTGACACTGTTGCTGTTCCCCCCGAAATGGTGATCTTCCTCCGACTCGTTCCAAACTGATCGCCGTTCATGCTCTGAAAATAGGTCAGCCTGCAACCCGGTGGAAGCGCTACGGTGTAAGAGCCTGTTTTCTGGTTCTGAGCCAGCTGGAGATAGCCACAAACGCTGACAGGCTTAACACCATAGTTATTTACATTGCCTGAGGCGTCCCATGTCTGAACACCATATTCCGCCATCCAGTCCTCCTGAAAAAAAAGAGGCCCCGTAAGAGGCCTCCCGTTACCATGTTCCCGTGATTCTCCCGATCTGCACCCTCAACACATTCCTGGAGTCCCGCACGCTGATTGTCTGGTTTGTCTGTTTCATGGACCCCTCACCAGCTGTCGAACCGTAGTTCTCAAACGTACCGCCCTTATCCAGCCTCCACCCGACTGAGCCAGCGACATAGTTATTGGACTGGATGTAGTTGCCGATCTTGGCGTTGCTGATGGTGCCATCACCTATCAGCGCGTCTCTGATGAACACCTGCCCATTCTGGATAACGAAAGGAAGCGTAACGGTCGCTCCGGCCTGGTGCGTTACGGCGAAGCGGTCAGCCAGGAAGATAACCTGCGACTGCATGCCGGACGGCGTATTCTCCACGCCGATCCCCATCCCTGCCGCGTAAAGCTGACCATTGCTGGATAATCCGACCTTGATGCTGTACATCGCCTTCAGGTCCCCGTTAACGTTCGCGATGGCCTGAGCGTTAGTGGTAATGGCTGATGTGTGTCCGTTGACGGTCGCCGTGATGCCGTTTATCTGCGTGGCGGTGGCCTGCTGGTAATCGGAGAAGGTCTGGTTCAGGCTGTTTATGGATGCCTTGTTGCCGTTCACGTCAGTCTGCAAACTCAGCAGCGAACGCGCCGTTGCCTCCCTCTCGTTGACGATCACCTCATCAATGCGGTCCAGCTGCGCGCTGTTACCGGCGACCGATGCCGACAGTGTTTTGCGCGCGGCCACCTGCGCCAGGTTGCCCTGAATAATCGCGATGGCGGAGTTCTTCACTCCCCCCGCCATGCCGTCCACAGACACGCTGATGTTATCGATGCGCTGGCCCAGCGCGGTATCAGCCGTCGCCACTGTCTGCTCAAGCTTGCTCAGACAAGAAGACACATCTCCTACCGTGCTCGACAGGTTTGTAACGCTGGTCTGAACTTTCCCGATATCCTGGGCGTTTTTGGCGATTTCCTGCGCCTGTTGCGCCAGTTCGTCGTTGGCCTGTTTAATGTCGTTAGCCATACCAGCAATTTTTTCATTGCTGTCCACCGCGTTCTCGATCAGGTCTTTGAACGTATCGGAGCCTTTCATGTCCTCCAGGATTGCATCGGTGATATCGGATACATCAATGCTGACCTGTCCGCGCACAAAGTCTGTATACCCTGATTCGTTTCCGCTGCGGTCCACCAGCTGCGCGCGGTACCAGAAAATTTGCCCAGCCTTAAGGCCCATCTGCTGATACTTGCGCTGCGGATAAGGCACATCGGTCAGCAGCATCGCATCTTCTTCGGTACCGGTCAGGCTGTACTGAATTTCCGTCTTCAGCGTGTCGTCGGTATTCGCCGGAAATCCCCAGCTCAGCTCGATACCGAATACCACATTATCGGAAGCGATGAAGCCGACCGGTTTCGGCGGATTGCCCACTTTACCGGTCAGCGTTTTCTCTTCGGAATAGCCCCACCCGGAAGAAATTTCTGCGGCATTGATGGCGCGTACACGTATCAGGTAGCGGCCGGCATAAATCCCCGGAACGTCGAATGACGTGGTGGAGCTGCGCGGCACGTTAACCCAGTTCCCGTCATTGCGGCGCCATTGCGCTTCATAGGCGATAGCGTTCTGCGCCTGGTCCCAGCTCACGCGCATGGTTTCGACGCTGATATTCTGCTGCACCACCGAAAACGAACTGATTACGATGCTGTCTGGCGGTGACTGATTGCCCGGCGGGATCACGCTCACCGGCCGCTGGTCAATGATGGCTCCGGTATCGATTCGGGCATATTTATCCGGATCATGATTTGCACCGACGATTGTGAACGTGCCGTCATTATTATCTGTTACGGTGATAACGCGATACTGCTGTGCATAGAGTTCATCAGACTCTATGACCCACACGGCCTGAGCCACAGGCGTTTCGCTGTAAGCAGTCGTAACGGTTACTTTATTGCCCGTTATCGTCTGGATGGTGCGTGACTGCGCAACCCCTGATGGCAGATTGACAATCATCCTGTCGCCCGAAGATGCATCCGGTGCCCTGTCCAGCGTCAAAACACGACCATTCACCACAGAAACACGGCCGCCAAGGTCACGTCCGGAAAGATTTCGGTCGGCTACAGCAATTACATAGCCAGGCTGTGGGATGTTACCGTCTTCCCCTACATTGAAAGTAACAACGCGATCTTTGTTGTTGGTGAGGATCCCCCATCGCCCTTTTCGGTTCGCCTCCGATTGCCGGGTACAACCAATAGCTGTTATCTCAAGTTGATTAAATCCATAACGCGAAACCAGCGCCTGTTCAAAAACAGCTTCCATCGCATCAGAATAGGCGTTATCAGGATCAGACCAGGATACGAGCGCATTGGTATAACGGTTCTTTGTGGTGCTGCTGGAATAGGTAAACCGGCCATCGATAACGTTCGCATGAGTGTATGTAAAATCAACATCCCTCGGCATGTCCGCCAGCGCAACAATCTGGTCGTCGCCCCAGTAGGTCATCCCGCGGAAGATAGCAGCAAAATCACGCAGGACCGTATAAGCGTCGTTGCGTTCCTGAATGTATACGTTGCAGGTATAACGTGGTTCGGTGCCACTTCCGCCTTTGCCATCCGGCACCATCTGATCGCAATACTGTGCAACCTGGTAAAGTGTCCATTTGTCTATGTTCGCTGTTGTGAGACGATCCCCAAGCCCGAAACGGTCGCTAACCACCAGGTCGTAGAATATCCACGCAGGGTTATCTGTCCAGGCCCATTTGAATGTCCCAAGCCACGTACCGCTATAAGTTCTTGTTTCCGGTTCGTAAGTATCCGGTACGCGGATGACACGACCACGTGGTTCACAGGCAATTTGTGGAATAGAGCCATTGAACTGGCTGGAATCAAACTCAATGTACAACAGAGCTGTGTTTGGATAGCGCAGTTTGGCATCGATGACCTCTGTATAACTTTGGAGCGTCATCGTGTCGCCAATTTTGGCACTGTTTGCGTCAGCGGTAATTTTGCGCAGTCTGATGGTCCAGGTGCTGCCAGCTTTCGGTAAATCGATGCGATGGCTGCGTTCATAACCGGATGTGGTTTTCCCGGTCACATTAGTATCAAGGACCTTTTGCCAGCTACCACCGTTCGTTTGAAGCTCCACCACATAGTTGATGGAGTACCCAACCAAATCCCCGTTATCCTGCTGTTTGAAAAGAGATGGCCACTTCAGGCGCAGGCGAACCGCCGAAAGCTGCGTATTGGTGAAGGTATGCGTCCAGGCTGTTTCGCTGGATACTTCGGTACCTACGCTGATTTCATTTTCTGTGCTAGGTATCCCCTGAATGTAATCCTGAGCCTGCGTCCCTGGCCGAAACTCCCACACGACACCGCTGAAGTTCTCGGAACCATCAGCATTTTGTAAAGGTGTGCCGTCAAGATAGATATCCTTCGCGGTCAATCCACCAGCAAACTCCCCTTCACCGAGAACCATCAGGATTTTCGCTTTCGCAACGGACTGGAGATCATCGGGCTGCTCGACGGGAGTGCGGGAACTCGAGCTGCCGCCTTTACGTCCGGTAATTGTTTTAGCCATATCGCGCCCATAAAAAAAGCCACCCGAAGGTGGCCTGATAGACAAATATTTGTTATTGCTGGTCTTCTACGTAAATCCCGGCAGAAGCAACAGCGCCGCCGATTCGCCGCTTACCATAGAGAATGGGGACAGGGTTTCCCTGCGAGGTTGTGTTCGTCACGCCACCAAATGCATAGCTGGCTTGGTTATCCGCAGATTGCTTACTGGCGAGCCCGGTTGTCTGTGGAGAAAGCATCTGGACTACGCCACCGATCGCCATTGATGCCCCAATCCCCGCCACAGCTCCCCATCCACCAGCGAAAGCGGTACCACCAATCCCGATCGCAGCCCCTCCCGTGACGAACGCAGCAACAGCGACAAGGGCAACCCCGAGGATTGTCTGAAACACCCCGGCTCGCTTACTGCCGATGATCACCGGCGCGATGCGGATTTCCTCTGTGCTCCTGTCCATACTGAGTTCATCGTTTACGAGGTTTCGTTTCCCGCTGAATACCGCATACGTTAAACCACGTTGTTTGCTGGTATTAAGGAAACGCTCAAATCCTGGCACGATAACGCTCAGGGCGCGGATGGCCTCTTTTGGTGAAGCTACTGATAAACGATATTCACGCCCGAAGGTGGCACCTAGCACGCCGTACAATCGAATTGTGCGGACAGGCTCAACATTGAGTAATGCAGCCATTTTTCCCCCATAAAAAACTGTCACTGGCGGTTATCAGAAACAGTCTTTAAACCGCAATATTTTCATTGTGCGCTCAAGCCAATAACCGCCATAAGGAACGCGCTGGCTCAGATGCCCATAAAGGTGATGCAGTAGCATGTTACCTTCCAGCAGAATCCCCGCATGATTCCACTTATCAGCCTGAACCTGCATGATTACCATATCGCCAGGTTTCGGCGGCCCGTCGAATTCACGGAATCCGCACTCGTACCAGCAATCCTGATAGAAGTTTTCCGGATAGTCGTTTTCCCACCAAGTATAATCAACCCGGTAATCGTGGAGTTCGATACCATGCGTTTGCCGGAAATAGCTCATTACCAGCCCCCAGCAGTCGAAGTGACCAAGCACAAAAGGACGCTCCAGCAGCGGCAGCTCTCCGCGCGGCTGAATGGTGCGTAAATCCCCCTCTGGCCAGCTCACGATATGCCAGGGTAAAAGCGTTGAGTCGCATTGCGCTTTATCCAGTTCGCTCGGCTGCGTAGTGGCGTCAGGGTGGCTGTGAACGATGGCGATCACCGTACCCCAGTCCTCAGCAACTGCGTAATCTTCCGGGCAGAGGACAAAATTTTCCTCCGGCGCCGCGGCAAGATTCCGGCACGGAAAATAACGTTCAACACGGCTTTTTTGCGCCACCACACCACAGCACTCACGAGGATATTCAGCAGCAGCGTGCGCCATAATCGCATCAATTGTTTTCTGACGCATATCAGCTCCTGATCAGCGACGTTCCCGGGAATCCACCAAACGAGAGTTGGTTATTTTCGCCGAACCGAAGTTTGCAGGCCGTCAGCGTGCCGTTGCATTCATCCAGTGACGGATCGCTTACCGGGTTGTTGTTTTTGTCGAAATAGCGCGTACCGGCATAGTCGCATCCGTCGCCGGTGCGGTAATTATTGCGCATGCACCAGGTACACAGGGAATGAAGCTGCCGCGTGGGGATCATCTTACCCTGCAACGACATCGGGCTATCGAGTACGAATTCGATGCTTTCGCCCGGAATTTCGCTGCTTTTGCCATCGATGTAAAAAACTCGTTTTCTGACCTGTTGCGGATCAGCTGTTGCGTTACCTGCTGGGAAGTTCTTCGCATCGAGATAATGTGAAAAAGTGTCATGGATAGTGACTTTCGCCTGAAGCATATCGTCATAAGCCAGGCACAGCGCTGTAATCTTGCTATCGATATCTGCAACCGTGAGCGTTGGCTGGGCGCTGTTGCCGTCTGTGGAGGCTTCAAGCCCTTCAATTTGATACGGCCAGGCGGCATATTCCTCCCCCTGCCACCAGATACTTTTCGCCTTCAGCTTTGATTCATTGCCACCAGCGGCAGCGATTTCTTCTTCTGTGTGCGGGAGGTTGTATGCGTGAAATCGCAGTACATCATCCACGCCGAACGTAGAGCCATCAACTTCGATAAGCCGGACTTTATTACCGGGCTCAAGGCTTTGATAGTCTGCTGTGATCATGGTGCGTACGCCTGTTTGAATGTTGCGGAAATGGTCAGAACGTTGCTGGATAAGGGCTGTGACTTGATTGATTCGGCCTCAATCCGGTAGAGCCCAGTTTCGCCAACTGGCGATGTCCAGATGAATGACTTTATAACGTGAGAACGAAAGAATTTAAGGGCCTGGAGCATGTCCGTTTTTTTGCCCGTTAGGGTTACAGGCCATGACTGCTTTTCAGAGTTGATGCCTTCCCCTGCAATCTGCTCATAGCCATCGCCAAAGGTTGCAGAGCGGGTTTTATGGCTAAACGTTCCTTCCATTCCCGCCTGTATCTGCGTTCGCCAGGTGAACGTTTCCAGTGCCATGTTTGCTCCATAAAAAAAGCCACCCGAAGGTGGCTTGTGACAATATGAGAAGGAAATTAGCGGGTTTCACAACCAAGCTGAGACTTGTCGATAATCTGCGTGCCTTCAACACGGTAACCATATGTGCCGAACAGAAATGCGTGGTTTAATTGATAAATAACAACATCGCTTAGGCCTACGGAACACTTGTCTTTTTCAATAGCCCGATCCATTGCAGTTTTAACGCTTGGAATGCCCAGCGGGAAAATAACAATTGGAGCTTTGTCTTCACCAGTCACACGTTGACCTTTTTCAAACTTAGCTGCGTTCAGGTTGTAATTTTTAGTACTACCAACGGTCATATCAGCAACACGAAGAGTACAGCCAGACAACATTAAAGCCCCAAGAGCTAAAGCCACTACCTTCTTCATTTTAAGTTTCCTTTGATTGCAATCGGAAATATCTTAACATGATGAATAATGTGATAAAACAAACACCATGTCTCTTATCTTGATTTTGTTGCATTCCAGATGAGCCCACCAGGCTGAAGTTGTTTCGCAATACCTGCCCGAACAGATTGATCAATAGTCTGCTTGTAAGCGCGAGAAACAGCATCGTTATTTGCAGAAGTCTGCTGCTGATAGTTCTGGTTTTGAACAACTACTGACGTTTGAATACTTACCCCACCGGCCGATGATGACTGAAGCCCATACATCGGAGCGTGGCCAACATAACCGCCATTTGCATAACCCTGTGCGCTTCGCATAAGTGAATAGAGGTTTCCAACCCCCAGCGCACTTGTTGCCTCTTTGGTGAAGACGAATTCGCCACCATGCACCACGCCTTTTGGCTGATACTTTCCTCCATCCCCTGTGTAGCCGCCAGTATCGAATTCCGGAACTGCGCCGCCACTAGAAAATCCGAAAAATGAACCAAATGATGTCCCCCCAAACGCAGACTTCATTCCGTTAACCAGCGCCAACTGTGTCAGCATCTGGGCTGTTCCTTTCAAAAAGGTTGTCAGGAAATCTGAGAAGTTAGCTTTTCCAGTGGTAAAAAAGTCTGTAAGAGTGCTGGCCATACCGGTGAATGTATTGCTGGTAAGTGTCTGCACTTGTGAGTAAACATTGGTTGCGGAGTCCTCAAATTCAGCCCAGCCCTTTTTCGCGCCGGTCAACCAGTCGCCACGCAACCTGTCCTCTGCGGCATAGTAATTATTCGCCGCTTTGAGCTGCTTCTGATAACCAACGTCCTCCAGAGAACCGCCGGCGTTCACCCAACCTGCGGCAAGCTGACTTTTCGCGAGTTCACGCTGAGCTAACCGATCGCTCATTCCAGCTCCACCGACCAAAGCAGCCTGCTTCTCTGCCATCTGCGTGACGTATTTCTGCGAGGTATCCATTCGCTTGTTCAGCTGTTCCTGTTCGGTAATCTGATCACCTAACAGGGCTTTCTGCCGTGCCAACTGAAGCACCTGGTCTTTACTCGCCAGCAGGGATCGTTCCTGCTTTGTCAGGGAACGTGAACGCGAGGCCTCCTCCAGCACCTGAAATTTTGCTTCAGTCGTCCACAGATCTTTGCGCTGCTGGCTGATCGTGTCGTTCAGCCCTTTATGCTGCTGAAGTGCACGCAACTGCGCCTGAAGCGCCAGCAATTCGGCCTGAGCAGCGTCAGTACTGCGGTCGCCAGCCGATACAGTACCCTGTTTTCCTGTTTTCGTTTTTTTGCCAAACGAAGCGACTGCTTCCCGATCCTCCTGAGTGGTCGCGGCGCTTATCTTGCGGGATGTATCGAGGTACTTGCCTGCGCTAATGTCAGCCGCGTCCCAGTCCTTTTTCAGCTGAGACAAGCTGTTACCATAAGCGCCAGCCATTTGTTCGTTATAGTCCTGCCATCCCTGCAAAGTATCCGTTTTCGCCCAGTCAGGAACGAGATTAATCGCAGCCGCGATAGAAGAAGAAATGATCTGGTTCAGCTTCTGGAAAACGATCGCAACGCTGTAATAAATTGCGTTGAATTCCTTCAGGGTGTTTGATGCCAGCTCAGCTACCCACTGACCGATGCTCTGCATAGCCTCAGACGCCCATCCCTTGATATCAAGCCACAGGCGGCCAAATGGCGTCAGCGAGTCGTAAGCCTGCTCTCCGCGCTCTGCCATCGTGTCGCCAAACAAATCCATAGCTTGAGTAACGGCAGCGGTCTGGTCTTTCTGCTTAACTAACTCGTCAATGTGCTTAAGCTGTGAAACGGTGAGAAAGTTGAATTGCTCATTAAGGTTCTGAAGAGCCTTAACCGGATCCTTATCAATATCCTTATAAGCCTTGGTAATGTCCTGAGCCGAAACAATACCAGTTTCAACTGCCAGCGCTGTCGCTTTGGTAGCTTTCTCAAGCTGTTGCTGGGTCATTGAGCCGATACCAACCAGCTCTGTCATCAGACTCTGGACAGTGCCCACCGTAGCCCCAGTTGAAGCAGAGATTGACTGGGAGGATGCCATAATCTGTAGCGCTGACGTACCGGCAATGTTTCCGGTGCGGATGATAGCTTTATTGATTTCGTCATAGGCTGTGAAGTAGTCCGATCCCGCTTTTGCCGCAATCAGTACAGCGCCAGCCAGACCACCAATCGCAACACGTGCCGGGGTTACCATGGATAACATCGCTTTTAGCGCGTTACCCACTCCGCCAAAGGAATCACGCAGCTGACCACCCTGTTGGATAGCGACCATATAAACCGGCATACCGGAGGCCAGTGAAGTCACAATATCCGTCATTTGCATTGGCAGGTAACGCATGGCATTACGGTACTGCCCCGCACTGATAGCTCCAGATTTCCAGGACTCTTCCTGCTCTTTTAGTCGGGCAATCATTGGCGCAGCGCGGTCCGACACGCCAAGCTGGGCCGCCTTCAGTTCGAGCAACTCTGCACGGGTTTTTCCGATAGCTGCAACCTGGTCCTCGAGTGAGTCGATAAAATTTTTGCCTGCGGCAGCTGCCCGTTGCGCTGCCTGTGCCTGCTCAATGCGAGCACGGCCCTCTGCTGTTTCAGATTCCATGACCTGCGCCAGTTTCGCGCGGGTTGTCTCAAGCACGCTGTTGTAACGAGTAAAATCCTCGTCACCCACCAAACCTTTGTTCCGGAATTTAGACAGGCTTTCCTGAATGGTATCCAGCTCGTCTAGCGCCTTGTTAACAGGGCTGATTTTATTCAGCAGGTTTTGCAGTTCCTGCCGTTGCTGTTTCAGGCTTTCGCTGTTTTTTTTCTGGTTGTCGATCCCGGTGCGGAACGTACTGTTCAGGTCATCCGCTTTACCTGCCGCGGCGGACGCAGTCTCCTGAAAGCGATCCAGTGCCTGGTTACCGCGCTCGAGTTCACTGGTATTCATGCGCAGGGAAATCGTGGCGATGTCGTTACTCATTCCGCCCTCTCTTTATGCATAACTTTTAGTGCGGTGCTCTCCATGATTCGGATGTCTGTAAGCGCGGTTGCCTCGTCGTCGACCTGGTGCAGGCGCATCACCCAGGGCAGCACATTGTAATCAAGCCCTGATGCGCCTCCCATGCCCGTGCGCCACTGCGTACTGACAGCCTGAAACACCAGAAATGAAGGCCATACATCTGGCCAGACGTCGATGTATTGATCATCGTAGTCATCCGGCGTAAGCCCATAGGGTGCCAGGTCTGCCGCTGTGGGTTCAGGCGTATAGAATGCAGAGGCAACCGCTATCAGTTTTTTTCGCGTTGCCCCATCAGTTCGCGATAGTAGGTTTCAGGGATAGTCTTCATCGCCGCCGGATAGTTCTCAAGCAGCAGCGACAAGTTTTCCGCGTTAAATGCATCAGGAAGTGCCCAGCCAGAAATAATTTCCATCAGAAAATCAGTGGCGGTTTTGCCTTCGAGTTTTTCCAGGTCAGCCAGCTCTTTGAGTGGTTTATGATTGAACGTGAATGTCAGCACGCCATCCTCATCGCCAGCGCGCGGGATCGAGACGTTGGCCTTAAAAGTTGGTTTGGGCTGAAGGGTGAATTTAGTCGCCATCGTTGCCTCTTAGTGAAAGAAAGCCTCCAAGGAGGAGGCTCAGACTATCGTTATGCCTGGCTTATGCCGCGGCGCCTGTGATTTTATAGAACGTCATTGCTGGCGATTGCAGGTTCAGCACGACGCTTACCGTTTCGACTTCGTTCACCGCCGTGGTCGGCGTGTCGTCAAAAGATGCCGTGGCCGCCCAGTAACGATTCTCCTTCGCCTTCGGAACGTACATATAAGCCGCCACAGTCTCTTCGTCTTCATCCAGCTGGCGCAGCAACGGATATACCGGGAGACTTGAATCGTGAGCGATCGAGTAAGTCTGGGAGACAGCAGATTTATAGGTATTCAGGTTGCGCTGACGGTCATCGCTGAGGAACTGAATCTGCGTGGTGTTCTGATCGCCACCAGATTTAGATACCTCAGTGATTTGTGGAAGTTCGGTCCATTCCTCAATCTTGCGAATAGAGCCGGAACCGCCGCCCGCGGCGTATTTGTTTTGGTTTGTGGTATTGATATTTCGAAGAGTAACGGCATTCTCCGCAATCGCGTCGATTTTCGCGATAACGTTATCAATACCCGACCAGTTACAGTTCACGTGAACGATATCACCGACCGCGATATCGTCCGCGGTGCTGACGGTGATCACCGCGTGCTCAGCATTCGTCGCGCCGGTAAAAGTAATGGCCGGGCCGTAGCCCGAGGCCAGATAAACATGAGCGCCGTTAGGCAGTGCGAAGCCCATAATGGTTACTCCTGTGAAATTAGAAAACCGGCACAATGGCCGATGATTTTGACGGGGTCAGTTAATGATGTCGGCCCGGTAGTTCAGGCTGATGGGAATAGTGTAGGAAACAGCGGTCGGGATACCGCGAAAAATTGCTGGCGTGCTGGTGATCCAGCAAGTGAAGTCACATCCTGCAATTTCCTGCCCCTCAGGGAACAATTCCACTACTCTGCCCGCCAGAGAAACGACTGAGGTACGGCCGGAGCCAGCTGGCGCCACGACATTAATTTGGTACACGCCTGAATAAGTCCGGCAGCGCAACCCGAGATCGATTGTTCGCGGAGTAACGGGCAAATCGTGAACGGCCAGGTACATCTCGTTAGCAGGAGGTGTAAACGGCACGTTCTCCCATGCAACAGAAATGCCTTCGGCATCGGCCCAGGAACCCAGTCTGGCGGCCAGTGCATATGCAATATCAGGAATCACCTGGACACCTCCTTGATAGCTTCCTCAAAGAAGCGTTGAAACTCAGCAGCGGTTATGCGGACCATTCCGCCGGGTGCCTGTGTGGAATGCCCCATTTCCAGCAGGTAGGCATAGGGCACGTTGTTGCAGAAATAAATGGCCTTCATCCCGACTTTGAAGAGCGACAGCGTGTAGTTCCCGGCCGCTTTTGTCAGGTCGCCGGTCTTGTCTATTCGCCCTGTTTCATCAGTTGTCGGAGCATCAAACGATACCTGCCAGTTACCGCGAAAGCGTCCGCCCGTATACCCCGGCGGTGCTTTGATATCCATCCCATCCACCACCCGGGCTTTTTTCTTCAGCCGCCCGGTTTTGGTTAGGTTGTCGGAATTTGCCCGCTGCGCCTCGTTATGGTCGTAAACAGCGCGATTATAGGAAACGGCTGTCTGGTTAACTTCCCACAACTCCGGGTTGCCCACGGGCGACATCATTACAAGCTGGTTGAGTATTTTAATACCCACCGTGCGCACCACAGCTTCCTGATTCGTTTTCGCCTTGTTAACGAAAGCCGTGATTTCAGCCAGGAAAGCCGCATTCTCGCCCATGTTAAGCCCTCAGTTGCGCTTTGTAGCAGAGTACCAGCGAGGCAGGTTTTGCCGGGTTGGGTTTGATAACCCGGTGGGCTGTGCCATCAATATCGACTACGTCGCCGATTTTAATTTCCTGCTCTGCCGTAAAAACGATCTGCACGTCGCCGTTAACGATGACCGTTCCATCTATTTCGCCTGGCGCGTATTCGGTCTTCACGCCCACAGCAGTAAAACGGACCTCTTCAGTTTTATGCTCAACGCCGCCGATAACCGTTACCGAGCCTTTACGGGTGACGTTGTACGTCGCGCCGTTCTGCCTGAGCATGCGGGTCGTTCTGGTCTGCATACGTTGGTAATCAATCGCCATATCAGGCCCTCTCTGCAAATGCATTAATGGCGTAACCACGACCACCAGCAAGGTCGCCCAGCAGCGCCATGACAGCAGGATATGACGGCGTGAAAACTTCACCATCTTCGACCGCATAGGTCATGGTGACAGCACCTTCCACACGTTCAGTTTTCACAGCTGCTTCGCGCACGCTGGATAGTAAATCTCCGTCGATTGCCTCTACCGCCAGCATGCACTGGGCGGTTATAACCTGCCGTGGAACTTCATCCGGCGGGAAATCATGTTCATCCAGAACGACATTCACGCGTGGCCATGCCAGAGCCTGACTTGGGTCAGCTTTTGAGCCAACCCAGTCCAGCCCCTCCAGGTAATCCATTGCCTTAATCAACAGCGGTGTTAGCTTGTCAGGCAGTTCAATTCCACGTATTTCCGCAAACGAGGCAAGTTCCTCTTCACTGGCGTAGCTGTTGGCATCAGGAGAGGTGATATCGGTATTGATCATCTAATCATCCTGTTTATGGGGCTTTCGCCCCATTCGTTATTCTCCGGCAGGCGCAGTGAAGGTGATCTCATCAGTGGTTTTTGCCACTCCTTCAATCGTGCCGGTTACCGTGAAGGTGCCAGCAACGTCTGATGTGAGTTTCACCGTTGCACCACCAGCAGAGCCGGTTTGAGAACTGGCCGTGCTAAGCGTGCCGCCTGTAGACGTCCACACGACGGTTTTACCGGATACACCGGAGCCGTTCAGCGTGTACTTCAGAGAAACAGTTACCGCATCTGTGCTGTCAGCGGTTGCGGAGGTTTTATCCGCTGACAGCGTTACTCCCCCACTGCGGATTCCAGTTTGATCAGCACGCCTGCCGTTGATTTGTTGCTGGTGAAGTGCTTCTTCCAATTGCCAGCAGTGCCGATGGCGGTCAGGTCAGGGTTATCACCTTTGGCGGTATCCCAGCTGTAGCCCAGCAGATCAACGTTCACCACGCCTTCAGCGCGATAGCCAACCGCAAGGTTTTCCTGATCGTTGATATCGTAGGAACGGAAGCCCGGCGCCTGAGACTCGGTAACGGTAACCGCTCCAGCTACCAGTCCAAGGATCGCATCAGCATCCATGGTGTCCGTCACCAGCACTGGTTTACCCAGCGTGCCCGGCTGCCCGCCGTAAACTACTACGCCCGCTTCTTCGTAGATTTTGTTGGCAATCGCCTCATCCACAATGTCGAAGTAGGTCGCGGAGTGCATCACGAACAGAACCACTCGGTTAAACTTGTCGCCATATTTGCGCAGGCCACGCGTCAGGGTCTTTTTACCGTCGGTCTCAATGTCGGCGGTTACGACCATGTCGGCGTTAGCACCAATCGCCGCAGTCAGCGCTTTCAGGCCATATTTCACATAGCCTTCCAGCGTGGCATCTGCGACATCAACGCCGATCACTTCGGAGAACTCATCAACGGAGCGGCCACGGCGTTTAAAGGCTTCTTCCGTGGTTTCATACGGACCGTATTTCCACGGTGCTTTAACGGATACAGCTTCACCGGCACCGATTTTTTTACCTGTGACTTTATCGACAGAGTTCACATTGCGCGATTCAATGGAACCACCAACTTTGTAGAAGGCGCGTTTACGGAAGTCGCCTTCAATCAGTTCGTTATCCAGCAAAATCGCACCGTTGGAGGAAGCGTTGAACACTTCCAGATTGTCCTGGCGACGCTCAAGAAACGCGGTCTGCGCCAGATCGTCATAAATAACCAGGTCGGTATTAACAGTCGTTGCCATGGTATAAATCCCTTATTTCGGAAGTTTGAGGAAGGCCTGCTGGCCGTGTTTGCGGATGTAGTCCGCTTTGTCGCTGGCGCTCATTTCGGAACGTTTCAGGCTTCCACCACCGTTTGGCTTGTGTCCGCCCGCGCCCGTGCCTTCTGCGCGAGGGAACAGATGCGGAGCCGTCTCCTTGAGTGACTCCGCCCACTCAAGCGGGCTTAGTGGGGTTTTGCCGTCTTTGCCGAACAGAACATCACCATTTGCATCAACCGCTATGGCCTCGCCTTCGTCGTTGAGCTGGAATGTGCCTTTAGCACGCAGAATCAGATCGTCAGAAGCTTCAGGCAGCGCGCCCGCTTTAGAGGCTGCTGCACGGATTGCATCCCCGAGGACCCGATCCCGGAATTTGTTGGAGAACGCTTCAGCTTTTTCCGCGCGCTCGTTCGCCGCTTTGATCTGCTTATCAACGTCAGCACGCATGCGCTCGGTACGCTTATCCAGCACCTCGTCAATTTTTCCGGCGGCGATAAGCTTCGCCTCTTCATCGTCAGAAAAACGCTGGAGAATGCCGCGTACAGCGTCTGGGTCGATACCGTCAAAACGTGACAGGTTTTCTTTTTGCTGCTTGATGGTGCCCAGCAGCTCAGAGTTTTTTGATTTCAGGCCTGTAACTTCACTGGTCACACGCTCATCAATCAGCTTCTGGATTTCGGGGGTGATTTCGATACCGCCACCACCACTGCCCTCACCGCCGCTTTCAGGTGCGTAATATTTCAGAAGCATGTTTCGAATTAACATAATTTCCCCTCGGGATTTTGTCGGGCCTCGCCCATAAAAAAGCCCCGGCGGATGCCAGGGCGTGTGGAAAGTGATGGTTGTCAGGTTCAAGGACCTGATAGCTGCTTAAGACGTTCCAGGCTGATCCACTCGCCTTTGTCAGTGAACATATCAGCCAGGTCGATTTCACCCGCGCGGAACAGACGGCCACGCTCGGCACCCAGAACCTGATCCTGCCTTTGAGCTGGCTGACGCGCGAGCCATTCAAGATAGGTGGTTTTAGCAGGTACCTGCCCATCCATGCTGGCACGAGTGCCCTCGTCCATCTCATCAATATCAATGCCGAGTTCGCGCCAGGACTTGATAATCAGGGTTTCAGTAGAACGGCAACAGAAATGAATTTTCCCGGGCCCTTGCAGGTAAGGTACTTTGTGCCCGATCGGTTTATTATCCAGGGTGTAGCGCAGCAGGTCGCGAATGATGCAGTCGTGGCTGGTTTTATTGTCCAGCGTAGACAGCCACTGCTTACCCTTCACGATGTCACTGTTGGCGCTGGTGAAGCTGCTGCGCGCGGTGGCAGCCAGATGATTAACGGCTGTTTTAGCGATGCTTGCGGCGTTTGCCCTGCTCATCTGAAGCGCGCCGTCGCGATAGTCTTTATTGGCATGACCGCGCACGCTTCGGGAGATGGATTCAACCGTGTCGCCAGCAAGATAGCCACGGCGTACAGCGTTTACGATCCGCGCCAGCCTGTCCGATTCCAGATTCTCCGCCCACTCACTCAGCAGGCGCCCCTGAAATGGCTGAGCCATCGCCGCAGCATAAACCATATCGGCGGTGATTCCCTGTAGCGGGTAGCGTGCCAGCACCTGTGAGGGAAGAAGGGAATCGAACAGGCTCAGCTGATAACTGACCTCATTCCTGGAAAGCGCAAGCAGTTCCCCTTCCAGCCCGGACTGCATCGAAGCGACAGCCTGATGGTTAAGTTCGCGTACGCTGCCGAGCAAGCTTTCCAGACGTGTAACCGTGAAGCTATCAGCCGGGAGCCGATCCAGTGCATCCAGCAGACGGGCAGACAGTTCTGCGTCCGTCTCGTTGAGCAGCTTCACCATCCGGTTAGCGACACCCGTCGCATAGCGGCTAATCCAGACGGAATGGGCAATGGCCTCATCCCGCAAACTTTCGTTGACTGTTGCCATCTCAGCCCCCGGTCAATGAGGGCGCCTGATTGCGGAGCGCATCAATCACATCATCCGGGCTGTCTGCCGGGTTGATGAGGTCGAGTTTCTGAAGAGCCCGAATCATATCGCTATCGCGCAGCGCACCGGACTGCCAGGCGTTCACAATGGCGGTAACCATCCCGGATTCTGCAACCTTCGCGATGAATTCCTGGTTGATGGTGTAACTCGTCGTTTCGCCCTTAATGCCGAGGTATTTCGCACACCAGCCAAGCGCCAGCGTATAGGCCTCAGAAACGTTTGAGACGCAGATACCGAGTACCGATGTTGAGGATGTTTGCTCACCACTCGCCTGGGTAGCAGTCTTCGCCGTGGCGTTCTGCTCAATCAGTCGGGCGCCCAGCTGCACCATGTAATCGCGCTTGCTGTCCATGGCCTCTTTAGCCAGCATGTTGGGCTGCGCCTGGGCGTAACCAAACGAGCCTTCTTTGGGAAGCAAAAGCGGTGATCGGGAACCAATTTTCACGCCCTTCTTCTCGAGGTGATCGCGCCAGCCGGTATCGAGCCCAGTCATGTACGGCTGCACCTGGCCACAGAACCACACGCTGTCCTCATAGTCAGCACTGTTTCGGTAATGGCCGTGGTTTATCTCCACCAGCGCAGCAAGCGGAGAGTCATCAATGGTAGGATCGTTGTTCTGAGCGCCGACGAAGGTAAACGGAATTTCATCCCAGTAGTCCTTTCCTTTAGGCTTCGGATGATATTCGCTGTCGACGGTGTAGGTTCCGCTTGCGGTGCCACCAGCCCGGCGCCACACCCGGCAGATGAATCGCCCTTCTTCCAGCGCCAGTTCGCGGTACTGGATTTCATCCTTATAAGCGTAACCATCCGGCTCTTCTACGCATTCGCGCAGGACCACCAGCACCAGCTGATCGCGTCCGTTAATACGCTTTATTCTCCAGTTGATGATGTTCTCTGCCGGATAGCGGAGGATGATTGCCTCATCGGAGGCTTCAGCGTAATCGACGTAAATGCCCTCTCGCGCAACCTCCAGCACGTTCTCGGTCACCAGCTGCGACTGCTGGTAAATACTGGTGCCGGCCCCGTCAGCATTGTCTAACAGATATTTGATCTTCTCCGGGCCGTTAAACGTTGGGTCTTTGCGATACGCCATGCCAAGCATGCCGATCTTCGTATTGCCAGCAATGGCGTAAAATACAGCGCGGCGCAGATAGTCCTCGTTGCGCTTACGGTTGCGCGTGGATTTATCGGTTGGATCGAGATAAGGCAAGTACTTATTGCCCGCCGCTTTTACGGCCTCAGCGCCTTTGCAAAAGTCTCTGTATTTCCGCCAGGCAGCAGAAGCCGCCCGGTGTTCTGGTCGAACCCAGGTGATGTCGTCGTTTGCCATATCAGAAAGTGGTGTCCATGGTGATTGAGTATGCCGGTTTCACGATGGGGTAATCCTTCACAATGAAGTACCCACCTGCATCATTGGGGTGATCGTTATCCGCTGATTTATCCGGTTCGCCATTAGCCGCCCAGATTTGCTGCTCGAGGCTCTCGGTGTAGACCGGGCAATTCTGGACGTTGACCAGATAGCGGCGCTCACCGTTGGCGTTGCAGAACATGGCGTTCATTGAGTTAATGCGGTCTTTAACCGGCGGGTTGGCATCATCAACGATGACACTGAAGCCGGCATCGTTAAGCTGGGCAATATCCGTCTTGCTGGCGTTCTGCGATTTGCGGGAGTCGCCTGACGCATCCGGGTAGATGTAAATCTCCCGGCTCTTCACATAACGCCCATCCTCATATCGCCAAAACTCTTCCTGGATACGCTTAATCATCGCCGGCGTGTCGTAGACCTTCACCAGTTCGCGAACCGCGCGCGGTAGCCCGTTACGCTTTACGTGAACAATCGCGGCCATTTTTCCAACGTTGAAGTCCATACCGATAAACAGCGGATCCCCATCCTGAATCTCGTCAGAACAGTTGTTCAGCTTACGGTTAAAGGTGTGGTAAATGGTCCCGCTGTTGAGGTTAGTGAACTTCCCGCGCAGGTAAGCCTGAATCAGTTCATCAGGATAAGAACTCAGCAGCGACGGGATGTAATCCGGGGGCAGGTTCTTCGCGTTGTCGAACGTACTGGCCTGTATCAGACCGTACAGAGCAGAAAGCTCGGGCTTTTCACGCACCGCCTTCACGAACTGCTGGTAGACAAACTTGAAGCCTTCCGGCGTTGTCGTGACGTCAATTCCATTTCTCAGACCGGGAATGTTGTAACGCATACGTGCGATGATTTTTCGCCAGGCCTGCTGTGCTTTGGCAGCCGCCATGACGTCCAGCTCATCCACCATCGCATTACCTATTTTGAAACCGACGATCGAGCCGGGCTTTTCCATCGAGCGGCAGATTGTGGTCCCGCGGAACCGTCGCCCCTCGTAGAAGTGTACCTCTTTGTTCCCCTCGTTGATTTTGACGTTCAAGCCCCAGTCAAAGGCCACCTCTTCAATCGTCGGGTAGAAGATGTCACGGATCTGCGGGTACGTCGGCGCGAAATAACCCTGGTTGATTTTAGGGTGCTCCCACATCCCCTTACAGATGCCCCCACACCCCACCCACGTCTTACCGGAACCGAACCCGGCAACGTAGGCTTTAAACTTGTGCTGCATTGCGAGGAACCGCGCCTGAGGAATGTTAAGTGTCGGGCTGATCCCCATCGTCCGCCCTCGCGTCTACTACGTTGATATTGATTTGAACAGGGGTTGGCTCGTCGTCCTCACCATCACCGGTCAGCTCCTTGCGGAGTTTCTCAACCTCCAGCTGCCGGCGGTCGATTTCGATTTGCTGGAGACGTTGAGCGAACTCGCTATCGGCCAGGCCGAGCCGCTTCATTACCGCTTCAAACATTCGCTCACGGCTGATAGCGGTTATCTCGACGCCATTCTTCCCCAGCTTCACACCGGAATAAGCCAGAGCAGCAACAGGGGAGAGTTTCCGGGTGTCGGCGAAATACGGCTGACCAATACCATCGCCGTTGCAGCGCGGACAGCCTGGGTTAGGCTCTCGGGTGTGATCGTAGCCGTAACCTCCAACATCGGCGGGCTCGCGACTTTTTCGCTCAAGCGCTTCGAGTCGTTTCTCTTCGAACTCCACCATATCGCGCCACTGGTACTGGTGGCCGAATCCCCAGCAGTAACGACACGCGCCACGGCGATACTGCGAAAGCTGGTTTGCATCGAAGGTGGCAAGCTGCCACATCTGCGCGAGGACTTCATCAGCACTACCAAGCGTGCGCGCAATGGAGGCTTTATGCTGCTGCGCAATGGCCTGGGCAACGTTAGGATTCGTTATGAGCTGGCGACCGTAGTTTGGGTCACTATAACCAGCACGTGCAGCGGCAGCGGTGGCGTTGTTGTCCTTCAGGTATTCCGCGACAAATAAGCGCTGCTGAGCGGTAAGTCCATCATCATCCACCAGCTCATTTGCGCTTTTATCTTTCTGCGCAGTGCGCATTTTTTTCTGCGCAGTTTTTTGCGCAGTTTGCGCAGAAGGTTTTTTGATATATCGACGTGCGGTAGCGTAGTTCAGTCCCTGCGCTTCACACCATTCTTTTGGTGATACGCCGGTTGCGGCATGTTCGGACAGGAACCGTTGCTGAAGCTCGCCCCAGTCCGGTTTTGCCATATAAACTCCAATAAAAAACCGCCCTTAGGCGGTTTAATTTTGAGATTTAAAATTTTGGTGCTAAGCCATACTTAGGCGTCTTTATGTTAGCAGCCCAGACTTTGATATCGTTCTGAAGCAACAAAGTGAAATCTGACTTGAGGTGGTTAACCATCTCATTGACCTTGCTTGCATCATTCACTGCAAAGTGTTCAATCCTGTCTGCTCCGACTGATACACAAGTGTAAGTTGCAGGCACATCCTTCCCGTTAGCATTAAGCCGCACCTTCTTATCTCCACAACCACCATCGGACATATAGGATACGAGCATATTAGCTGACTCCCTCCCCGGTTGAGAGATGCTTATCATGACAGGCAATCCCTCTGAGGTCTGGGTAATGTCGTAGAGTACAGCATCTTTTTGATACCAGGTATTGTATTCTCTTTCCTGAAACGCTGCGTAGGATGGCGAAGAAATCGTCGCCAGCAAGGCGATTGTAATAAAGTGAATTTTCATCGGTTGCTATTGTTTTGTTTAGGCAAAGTTATTATCCATATTGTGCCAATAGCAACAACAACGTAAGATTATTCCTACTATTTTTAGTGGTGCTAAATTCTCTTTTAGCAACCGTTAAGTATCCATATATCTCATATCAATAAAGCATTATAAATCCTGGTAATTTGCATTAAGTAAAAACTAACTCCATGGTAACGAAAAAAATTTGCAATCACCTCTCAATACAATATCAGCATTCTACAGCATCAACCTTATTTTTGGTGAGCTTTTTCGAATGGCGAACTGGCCGCTATGTTTCATCCATGATGTCTAATAACAAAGAGTCACTTATTAAACAAATAAGCGAGTATGCCAGGCTTAACGAGCAGGAAGAAATCTTGATGCGCAAGATAATCAGCTGATTGATTCATCCGCTTAATCTTATAACTATTATCAAGCCCACCAGCAGGTGGGCGTTGTAATGGCTGCCACTACCCGGAGTGGCCACGCTCATGCCCTTGAGTTGCTGTCGCTTCATCTCCGCTTATAACCGGTGCACGTCTGGCGTTCGCGCTGCTTTACCGGAGCTTATTTTGATATAGGAACCTTGACCCATCACTACACAGGCTCGCACACTGGCGACTCAGGGCGGCATCATGACTGCTGCATTGCCTTTCGGCTGCGGTCTTACCGCTTTTCTACTTCAAATCGGCTTTCTCCTTTTGGCAGTTCACCTGCCACACTTTGTTATGCGCCAGGATGTCGCGCTTCGTCTGCTTATCCAGTACATCCCAGTCGTGGTCCGTTCCGTAGATGGGTTTAACCCAGTCGCAAGCCGTGTCCACTACCTCAACCCTTACGGGTCCAGTTGTCCCGCAGCTCGCGATCAACATCGTCGCCAGGCATATGGTTAACAGTCTGCTGTACATTGCTGGCCTCTTTCGTTGCTTCTACCCGGCGTTCGGCTGCTGCGACCGTTGCCGCTGCGTTATCTTCGGTGCCCTGCTGGTCGGCTTTCGATTTCGCTTTGCTGGTGCCGCGAATATGGCCCATGCCAAAAGCTCCAGCTATAGCTGAAATCACCAACGCGACCAGCCCGATTATTGTCTCGATACCCACATTCACCTCACACCAGAACTGATTTCGCCAGATTAAACAGCGCGCGGCGTTTATCCAGCCCGTTTCTGCCCCCATTGATAAGCAATGTCACGCGCTCAACGTCACCGGAATGAAGCAGGCAACCGCGAGACGAATAGAACCATGCAGCTGAGCGCGCGGCGTATTCATCCTGTTCAAGCAGCTCCGGGTGGGTAACAAGGTCCAGTTTCAACGCCTGGCCACAACTGCGATAGTTGCTCAGGCCGGTAATCTGTTTCAGCCCACGACCGCGATATTTCCAGCCATCACCGGCAACCTGATTGCCCAGGTGTTCTTTTCCCCACTCACCACCGTATACCAGATTAGCGATCGCTTTCTGGTTTGCCGGTTGCGTTGCCGTTCTGCCAAGTGCGGCGGCCTGCTGTTGTGTGATGCGGTGGCTACCAAACGTCGGTACCAGGTTTTCAACCGCGTAATTCAGGCTCTCCACCAGCCGGGTAAATCTGGTGCTTTCATGCCCCATCTGGGCAATAAACATCGCCTGATCGAGCGGTGCGGTGATGCCGTATTCCTTCATAGCGGCGTCGATATGTGGAAACCAGCGCGCAGCTAACCCGGCGCTGATACCAGCCGCCCTCTGAAATTGTGTTTGGTTCATTAGTGCCTCAGACGATCAACCAGCCGCGCCATATTTCCACGAACCTTCAGGATGGCGGCGAAGATAAGAATGTTTGCGACCACCACCAGCCAGCTGGAATCACGATAAAGGCCGAAGATGAACTGCAAGGGGATCGCGGCGTAAACCAGCACGGTTATATACGCCAGGACAGAAATAAAGGGGCGATGCCGGGCGCCATGTCGCTGGTAAAACATCAGCACGATGACGAT